CATGGACGCCTTCAAGTCCGCCATCGATCAGCAGGCCGAGATGGTCAAGGCCGCAGGTGGCTGGGCTGCCAAACTCTCCGCCTCGGTGCGCCCCGTGGTCACCTACTGGGTGATCTTCATCTGGTCATTCATCCATGTCTGGTTTGCTTGGAACGCATGGCTGGCTGGCGCTCCTCCCAAAGAAGTCTTCATGACCATGATGAGCGCTGACTTCACCGCGTTGGTCTCCGGCACGATCAACTACTGGTTCCTCGACCGCACCCTTGCGAAGCGGGGGCTTGCATGAACCTGAGTCTGGCCGAGGAACTGTGCAGGCGCTTTGAGGGATTCCGCTCAAAGCCCTATCTATGCCCGGCCGGGGTTCCCACCATCGGTTATGGATCGACGGTGTATTCCAACGGCCGCCGGGTGACCCTTGAGGACGCCCCCATGGACGAGCCTACCGCTCGCGCCCTGCTGGCCTACGAACTGATGCACACCTACGCCCCGGGCACGATCCGCCAGTGCCCGATCCTGCTGACTCTGGCGATGACCGCCGGGGACTGGGGCAAGTTGAACGCCATTGTGGATTTTGCGTACAACCTCGGTGTGGGGCGGCTCCAGACCTCGACCCTGCGGCGCAAGATTAACGCGCAGGACTGGGATGGGGCCAAAGAGCAGTTGCAACTCTGGGTTCGCGGGGGCGGTCGGGTGCTGCCCGGCTTGGTTCGCCGTCGCGACGCCGAGATCTCGATCATGGGGGCCTAAATGAGCGCAGCAACCAAGTCCGACCCCTCCAAGTGGAAGCGCATCGTCTCGCAGGTCAAGGCCAGCGGGAAGGGCGGCTCTCCGGGCCAATGGAGCGCCCGCAAGGCGCAACTGGCCACCCAGAAGTACAAAGCCTCGGGCGGAGGTTACAAAGGCCCCAAGAGAGCGGATAATTCGCTCTCAAAGTGGACGAAAGAGGACTGGGGCACAAAGTCTGGAAAGCCGTCCACCCAAGGATCTGAAGCAACAGGCGAGCGATACCTGCCGAAAAAGGCACGAGAGAAGTTAACCCCTTCTGAATACGCGGCAACCACGCGAGCCAAACGAGAAGGAATGCGAGAGGGCAAGCAGTTTGTCCCGCAGCCCGAATCGATCAAGAAAAAGGTGTGGTGATGCCAGCAGCAGCCGTAATGACCTACGACTCGCTGGTCAATGACATCGAGACCTATCTCGAACGAACTGACCAAGCGACCATCGAGAAGATTCCGCAGTTCATCATGCTCGCGGAGCAGGTGATTGCGTCTGAACTAAAGTTCCTCGGCAACCTGACTGTGGTCGAGTCCACCATGGTTCAGGGCGAGCCGGTGATTGACAAGCCCGCCCGCTGGCGCAAGACCGTCTCGATGAATGTCACGGTCGGCGGCGTGAAGACCCCGGTGCTGCTTCGCAAGTACGAGTACCTCCGAGAGTACTGGCCAGAGGCCGCCGAGGTGGATGTGCCGAAGTTCTACTGCGACTACGACTACACCCACTGGCTGGTCGCCCCGACACCGGCTGCCGCCTACACCTTCGAGGTTCTCTACTACGAGCGCGTGCAGCCTCTGGATTCGTCCAATCAGTCCAATTGGTTCACCGAGTACGCGCCGCAGGCCATGCTGTATGGCTCCCTGCTTCAGGCCATGCCGTTCCTCAAGAACGACGAGCGCATGGGGATGTGGCAAACCCAGTACACGCAGATCATGGAAGTCCTCAAGACCGAGGATGTCGCCCGGGTCGGTGACCGTCAAACCGTTGTGAGGGATTCATGAGTTTCATATCGCCATTCACCGGCAATGTGATCCAGCCGACCGATGTTTCGTTTCGCGCTATCACGCTGTCCGCTAATACCCAACTTCAGTGGCCCATCAACGGATCCGCGACGAACGACTATGCCGCCCGGATCATGAATGTCACGGCTACGGCCGGGAGCCTGCGGCTAGAGATGCCTCCGGCCAACCAGACCTCGGTGGGCCAAGATGCCCTGATCCGAAATGTCGGGGCTAACACCTTCACGGTCGCGGACTACGACGGCAACACCATCGTCTCTGTGGCCGCAGGCGAGGCGAAGTACATCTACATCACCACCAACAGCACCGCTGCCGGTACATGGGGCGTGATCGCCTTTGGTGTGGGTTCCTCGACCGCGGACGCTGCGAGCCTTGCCGGGTACGGCCTGAAGGCCCTGACGACCACGCTGAACCAATCTCACACGGTTCAGACCTTCTCGTCGAACTACACCGCGTTGGATTCCGACCGGGCTTCGACCTATGTCTGGACGAGCGGCTCGGGAACCTTGACGCTGACGGCTGCCACTACGCTGGGCAACGACTGGTTCCTGATGGTTCGCAACTCTGGAACCGGCACTCTGACGGTGTCTCCGGCTTCGGGCCTGATTAACGGCGCGGCCAGCATTGCCTTGCAGCCCGCTGACTCAGCCTTCATCGTCTGCTCGGGCGCTGCCTTCTTCACGGTGGGCCTTGGCCGCTCGACCCAATTCAACTTTACGCAGTTGACCAAAGCAGTGGTCAGCGGCAGTTACACCCTGACGGCCTCCGAAGCGGCCAATGTGGTGCAGAAGTACACCGGCACGCTCTCTGGCAATGTGACCGTGGAACTGCCCCAGACCATTCAGGTCTACTACATCACGAACCAGACCGACGGCACCGGGGCGGGGTTCCAGATCACCTTCACGACCACCGCTGCTGGCGGAGCCACGGCGACCGTTCCCGCGGGCCAGCAGGTGATTCTGCTGTGCGACTCAGTGAACTTGCTCAACGCCTCGACGATTGCCGCCGGTGCGGTGAATGTCTCGCTGGTGGACGGCACCGTCGGAGCGCCCTCTCTGAACTTTTCCTCTGAGACCTCCACGGGTATCTACCGCGCTGGTTCGGGTGAGTTTGCGATTGCCGTCTTGGCCACGCAACGGTTTAGACTCAGCGCCACAGGTCTTCTGATCACGGGTACCGGCACCTTCACTGGGGGTGTTTCTGGCGGGGCATTCTGATGACAGCAAAGGTCTTTGCGCTTGACACCAAGGCTGGCATCCAGCGGGATGGCACGCTCTTCGACAAGTTGTTCTACAACGACGGTCGGTGGGTAAGGTTTCAGCGCGGACGGCCGCGCAAGATGCTCGGCTACCGAGTGATCTCTGACCAGTTGCTCGGGCCTTCTCGGGGCATCTGGGTCAACGCCAAGAACAACTTCACCTCGATCTTTTCGGGGTACTCCAGCGGGCTTCAGGTTCTCACCATCGACGACAACGGCGTCGGCTCGGGTGTGGCCAATTTCACGCTGAACAACTTCACTGCCTCTGCTCTGAACCTGTGGCAGTTCGACGGCTTCTATTCGGTCACCGGCGAGATCAACAATCTGCTGGCGCACCCCGGTCAGAACCTCGTGGCCATCGACGAGGACAACAACACCCCGGTGCTGATCGGTGACATCACCGGCACCACGATGAGCCAAATCGGGGTCTTCTCGGCATCGGCTACCTCGAACAACACCACCACGATCACGCTGGCGGCTGCGGATGTCCGCGTCGGCGCAGGCCAGACCGTGACCGGCACCGGCGTGCCAGCGAACACGACCGTGGTTTCTGTTTCTACGACCACGGTGGTTCTGTCCAACGCCACGACCGTGCTGGGCGTGCAGACCTACACCTTCAACAACAACATCTCGGTGTCTGGAGGTGTGGTCTCGCTGCACCCGTATGTGTTCGTGTACGGCAACGCCGGGCTGATCAAGAACTGCTCCGCGGGTGACCCGACGGACTGGGTCTCTGCGGACGCCAACGAGGTCAATGTGGCCACCGGCAAGATCGTCCAAGGTCTGCCTGTGCGCGGGGGTTCAAACGCGCCCTCTGGCCTCTTCTGGAGCGTGGACAGCCTGATCCGGGTCTCCTACATCGGCGGCACCGGAACACCTCCTCAATACTGGCGCTACGACATCATCTCGTCGCAGACCTCCATCATGTCATCCCAGTGCGCCATCGAGTACGACGGCATCTACTACTGGATCGGCACGGATCGCTTCCTGCTGTACAACGGCACGGTCAAAGAAATCCCGAACGACATGAACCAGAACTACTTCTTCGACAACCTGAACTATGTTCAGCGTCAGAAGGTCTGGGCAACGAAGGTGCCTCGCTACGGCGAGATCTGGTGGTTCTACCCCCGCGGTGATGCGACCGAATGCACGGACGCCATCGTCTTCAATGTCCGCGAGCAGATCTGGTACGACGCCGGTCAGGCGCTTGGCGCTCGCCGCTCTGCCGGGTACTTCTCGCAGGTGTTCGCGTACCCGATTGAAGCGTCATGGGTCACCCTGCCTGATGAGGTTGTTTTTACCGGCACCTTCAACGAGGTGACCGGCAGCGAATTCCTATATCTCGACACTTACAACACGCAGGTGGCCATCAATCAGGTCGTCTCCGGCTCGAACATCCCCGCAAGCACCACGGTGGTGGCCATCACCAGTTCGAACATCAAGACCTTGGGCACCATCACCCCGGGATCTGGCTACACCAACGGGGTGTACACCAATGTCCATTTGACCGGCGGTAGCGGCGCGAACGCCGAGG